GAATGAGGTACAGCACCCCCCGCGCGGTGGTCACTGAGAGGGTCGTGCCGAAGTCGTCGCGCTGGGTCCACTTGTTACGCTGATAGTCGTAGACGTAGGTGAGGTTGTCGGCGTTCGACCGGAAGAGCACCTGAGCTTTCACGGGGTGAGTGATGACGGCCTCGCACGCGCCGATGAGCGTCTGAGTGCCTGCACGAAGCTCGTCGCCGAGCGGGTTGCCGTCTTGTCCCTTCGCGGTCGCGAGCCCTCGAGTGAAAAGCCGCGGCCCGAGCGACGTGACGTACCACACACCGTCGTCGACCTCGCCGATGAAAGGCGTGTCGAAGCGAATGCCCTCGGCGGCCTGAATGCGCTCGGGCGTCGTGAAGCCGTTCTGCGCCCAAAGCAGGTTCGGGCCCTGGCCGAAGACGACGCTCAGGCCGTTTTCGGCGAAGAGCACGAGCTTGCCGTCGACGCTCGAGCCCGCCGCCACGCGCCCGGTGACCTCGGGAACCAGCCCGAAGCCAGAGGCGCGGTTGAACTCGGCGGGGAACCGGAGCGAGCGCTCCTTCGAGTAGAAGAAGCCGCGCTCGAACTCGCCGCCGATGCCGACGAGGCGGTTCTGGTGCTCGGTGAAGTTCTTGACGCCGGGGAGTGCGTTGTTGGATTGGAAGCCGACCCGCGTGAGCACCCCGCCCGTGTAAAGCGCCTCGCTGGAGGCGATGGCCGTGTCGGTGAGCGGCGTCACGCCGAGCGGCGAGTCGCGGCGGTAAGTGGTGCCCGGAACACCGCCGGTGATGGCGGTTCGGTACGGGATGATCTGCACGCCCGACTTGAGCGTGAAGGGGCACGCGCGCACGACGGCCGTATACGTGTTCGCCGCCGCCGCGGTGAATGAGAACACGGGGCTCGGCGCGGACTGCCAGCGGTTGCCTTGCCCGTCGTACCACTCGTAGACGAACACGATGCCGTAGCTGCCAGCCGAGAGCGGGCCGCCCGCGCCGGAGGGCGTGACCGAGAACACCTGCGGCGCGCACGTGAAGCCTTCTTCGAATACGTCCTGTCCGTCGTAGACGAGGGGGCAGCCGCCCGCCATGTACGTCAGGTCGGCGAACTCGTATGTCCCGATTTTGTCCGAGTAGGCGAGCGTGTTCCTTTGGATGTTGGTGGGGTTCTGCCCGAGGTCGGTGACGTTCGTGATGTTCGGCGTGAACTTCGCGCACCACACGTGCGCGGCGAGACCGCCGCTGTCGGGAGCGATGGCGGGCGAGCCGATTCGCCCGATGGAGAACACGCCGCCGATGGTGGCGTACTGTGCCGTGTAGAAGTTGCCTGCGTCGAACACGCGAAGTACAGGTAGCGCGACTCGAGAAGAGCCGCCTCCGAGCACTGCGGTTACTGCCTGCGCAACGTCGAGCACCAAGAACGTGTTCTGAGTCGGGTCCGAGAACTGCACCGGGAGCAGCAGACCTTGCGCGCCCGTGCCGTCGTAGTTCGAGCCTGCGCGCACCGAAATGGGCTGCCCGGCGAGAATCGCGCCATCGACGAGGGGTGCCACAGCGCCCGCCGATGCAAGGACGCCCGAGGCGCCGGTCGTGCCGTCGTAGCGAATCAACTGCACCTGGTTGTTCGTGACGGCCGCGATCGTTCCGTCGAAGCCGTCGATGAGCACGGGCCAGTTGGCGGCCGAGCCCGAATACTGCTTGAACGGCGCGAAGCGTCCAGGCGGGGAAGCCAGCACCTGCACAGCCTCGGCGACGACCGCGCCGGCAGCGTTCAGCCCCGACCAGCGTGCGGTCGTGAGCGAGCCAGCGCACACATAGAACGCGATGTACGCCTGGTTCACGCCGAGCCCGCCCGTGTCGATGTACGTGAGCCCGACGTGCCCGCAGATGCCTGCCGTAGCGACAGAGCTGGAGAACAGCACTGCGGCAGGTGTCGCCTGCGTCGAGATGGCGTAGTCGACAACCGCCGCACCAGTACGGGTTGCGACGAGCCCGACCGTCGTGGCCGACAACGCCACATCAAGCCACGCATAGGGGCCGGCCGCGAGACCGCCGTAGGCGGTCAGTGTCTCGGTCACGTTCTGTGTGCTCGCAGGGTCGATGAACTTGTAGCCGACGTTCAGCGCGCCCCCGACGCCGATGGCGTAGATGCGGAACTGGCCGCCGAAAGCCACGACTCGAGGCTCTTTGACGACGCCCGCCGAGTCGCGAATGCGCCCACGGCCCACGATGGCGTCGCTCGTCTTATGGCGAATCTGCCAGCTCACCTGAAGGTTCGTGGCCGCGGTGCCGTACTGCTCGCACCACACAGTGCACGTGTAGTCGCCGAGCTGCGCCGCGTCCATGCCGAGCACGCCCGCGCTCGGGCGACGGTTCTGGTTCCAATCATCGGCCTGCGTGCCTTGCGCGTCGGCGATGCTGGTAACGCCCATACGCATCGCGCGGAGGTTCTCACGCTTGCGGTTCGAGACCGCGGCGGCAAGCGCGAAGCTGCCACTCACCTGCTGTCGGTAGATGCCCTTGTACGTCTCGAGCAGGAGCTCGTCCTTGTGCGTCATCAACCGCCGCAGCGTCGGGTTCGTGTCGTCGGGCGCGGTCTCGCCCGTCATTGCAGTGATGGGGAGCGCGGTGAGCCCGTCGACGACGCGGATGTTCTTCCGGTCGGAGAACTCGCCATTCGTCACCTTGAGGAAGCCCGGAAACGGAATCAGCGCCTGGTCGGCGTTGCCGCTCTGGCCCTCGGTCAGCGGGATTGGCAGGTCCTGGAAGTTGAGCGCCATCAGAAGACCCAGAGGTTGACGGTGGTGTTGGCAGACGACTGGAGGTTCAAGAACACGCCGGCATCGGTGCCGGGCGCCTGGTTCCATACCACGGCGTTCGCTCCGTTGGCGACCACGATGTACCCGCGCCACGGGCGCGCGAGGCGGTGCGGCACAGCCGTGAACGAGCCCGAGACGAGCGCCACGTTCTCTAGCAGCACGCCGTCGAGCAGCGGCACACTTGAGAGCGCCGTGATGGCCACGCGCAGTCGGTCCTGCACGCGGTTCAGCGTGTCGTCGTCGACCTGCACCTTCGTGAACGAAGGCAACGGCATCAGAGCACCCAATCAGGGTTCACGTCGGCGGCCTGCGCAGGCGCTCCGGCGTCGCGGAGGTCGGCAATCTCCTTAAGCTGCCTGTCCATGCCCTCGAGCAGCGCCGAGAGCTCGGTGATGCTGCTCTCCTGCTTCAGCTTCATCTGGATGGCGGTGTACACGATGACGTAGCGCTCCCAGCCGTTGGGGAAGTCCACGGTGTCGGTCGTGTTCACGAGCACGGTCGCGATGGGGTTGTACTCGAAAACGAGCGACTGGCCTGCCGAAGGGGCAGGGCGCAGGCGCAAGGTGTTCCCGAAGAGTTGGTAGCGCGGTGCCGTCTGCGGCGAGCCAGTCCACAGGAACGAGCTCGCGCCGACGGTCGTTTCACGCTCGCGCTGCGCGAACGGGTCCAGCGGAATGTTCTGCCCTGCCGCCACGAGGCTGACGCCAAGCAACGCGAAGAAGTCGGTGGGCAGCGTGATGACGCCGTTCGAGGTCGTCGTGAGCGTCGTCGACTTCGCGACGTAGTTCGACCCGTAGGCGGCGACCAGACGCTCGTGGAGCATCTGGACGCCTTCGTTGATCCACGCATCGATGCCCGTGGCCGAGTCGGCAATGAAGCCGGGCGTGGGCATGTCGGCACGCTCGCGTGCCCTGGTTCGCAGAGTGGCGAGCGTGACGACGGTCATGATTTAGCCTCGCTGCGGAACAACAGCGCTGTCGGTGAGGACCAGCACGAAGTGCAGCCGGTCCGTGCTCGCGAGGTTCGTGAGCACCGCAGCCGTCTTCACTTCGAAGTCGAAGACGCCCGTGCTGGGGCTCTGCGCCTTGATGGTGACGATGCGGTCGACCGTGGCCGCCGTGCTCTCGATGGTGGCGACACCCGAGATCAGCGCGGTGAACTTGTCCGTCGCCGGGAGGAGGCCGGCAGGCACGGAGGGGCTCGAGCCGAGTTGCACGCGGTAGAGGCCGTTGCTGACCCAGGTGACGGAGTAGCCGACACCCGTGCGCGTGCCCGCAGGGGGGTTCGCGCCGCCGTTGCCCTGAAAGCTGCCGGCGATCAGCACCGTGTCAGGGTGAATGGCGCGCTGCGGGAATTCGTTGCGAATCATGGTGATGTGTCCTTTCAGGTCGAAAGCCGGGCCCCCGAAGGAGCCCGGCTCTCGGGTGGCTTACGTGGGCATCGTCACGGTCGCGTTGAAGCCGGGAGCGTCGCAGCCGAGCTGGCCGTAGTAGCAGTAGCGGCCCTCGTACCGGTCAGCGCTCGGCTCGCGGCTCAGGATGTTGCCGTCGATGTCCTGAAGGAACGGAGCGCCGCCCGCCGAGTAGAACTTCCAGGTGCTCATGTCGAGCGACCACGAGCGACCCGCGGGGCAGTCCTGATCCGCGAACAGACGGACAGGGCCCTTGGGGCTGCGCGCCGTGATGGCGTCGAACAGGAGCGTGGTGTCGGACACGTACTCCATCTGCACCTTGGCCTGAAGCGCGATCTGCACGTTCAGGAAGTCGGCGTTGTTGAGGAACATGTGCGTCGGCTTCCCGCCTTCACGGCACTGGCGGTTGAAGACGGCCGCGAGCATCTCCTCGGGCGTGCGGCTCGAGGCGTCGAGACGGAGGCCGCCACGACGGGTCGGGTCGAGCGAACGGTCGACGCCGAAGAACAGCGTCGAGGTCGGGGTCGTGGCCGGAATCCAGTCGGCGAGACCGGTCGTCTTGTTGCCCGAGCCGGAACCGTTGGCGTTGTCGCCGGCCGCGAAGATGGTGTCGCCAGCCACCCAGGCCGTGCCGGTCGTGAGGTTGACCGCGTTGGCCACGACGGTGATGGTGCCCGTGTCGCGGTCGACCGCGGCGACGTACACGATGCCCGGAATCGAGTTCACGGTCACGGAGCCGGTGCAGGCCTTGTTCGCGCCGGTCGCAGTGGCCGAGGCGACGATGGGCATGCCGAGCTCGAAGCTCGTCACGTCGTTCGCGTTCGACAGCACGAACGTGGTCGCAGTCGGAGCGGCAGCCGAGATGGTGCCGATGGCGCCGCTCTGGCCGCGGAAGAGCGAGACCGCGAGGCGCTTCGAGCAGTTGTTGGCCGCCGACATCATCTCGACATCGAGACCGTCGATCAGCGCGCCCTCATCGCGGGCCGCCTTGATGGATTCGGTCGTCACGCTGAACAGCTGGTAGTCGCTCACGCGAGTGAGCTGGAAGCGAACGCCGCTGTTCGAGCCTGAAGTCGTCGGGGCGCTTCCTGCGGTACCCTGTGCGATGGCCTGGGCGATACCGAAGTTCGCCGAGCCGCCCTGCGTGTCGCCCGTGCGAAGCGCCAGGTACAGGGAGTTGCCGACGAAGCCCTCGTCCTTGTCGAGCATCGCGAGGAACGCATGGTCCTTGTAGACCTCGTTCTTGATGCGGCTCTGGGGCCAGAGGTCCTTGAGGGCGTACTGGAGGGAGGTAATGGAAACGGGCATGTGGGTTCACCTGAGTGTGCCAGTGAACCCGCAGGTTCACGGCGTTGGAGTGTGTTTCCGGTAGGCTTCCCGAGCTCGTGCCCGGTAGTCTTCCGGCTTGATCGGCGGCGACTTCGGCGCCAAGGGCGCGGTGCCGTCGCCATTCGTCAGTGCCACACTCTCACTCCGAGGCGAACCTGGGGCCTCGCTCTGCCCCTGAACCTTGGCAGGCGCCTTTTCCGATGTCAAGAGCCCGTACTTCCTGACGGTCGCCTGATGCCCCTCTTCGACCACGGCGATCGCCGCGCGGAAGTTCTCGATGGGGTCGTCCGAGATGTGCTTCCCCGTGCGCGTGAAGTGCTGCTGCATCACCTTCAGTGCGTCGCGAACGCTCTCCTCGCCGAGCCGCGCCGACAGCGGGAACTCGGCCTCGAGCGACTTCAGGTGCGGCACGAAGGCGTCGACCACCTGCCGCTCCGACTTCTCGAGCTTCTCGCGCTGGAGCTCGGCCTGGAGCGCGTCGAACTGCTTCTTGAGCTCGAGCAGCTCGGCGTTCGTCTGCGGCTCGGCCTTCTTCTCGGCCTTCGGCTCCTCGCCCTCTTCGGGCGGCAGCTCCTTGCCGGTGTACGAGCGCACGTAGTCCTCGTGCGTCAGGCCGGCGAGCGCAAGCAGCGCCCGCGGGTCCTTCGCCGCCTTTGCCGCGCGGATCGCCTCGACCTCCTTGGCCGCGGCCTCGAACTCGGCGCGCTCCTTCCGAAGCGCCTCGCGCTCGACGGCGAGCTTCTCGAAGCTCTTCGCGATGGTGTCGCTCGGGGGCGGCGCCTTCTTCTCCTCGACCTTTTGCTCCGGTTTTGCCTCGGTTTTGACCTCGGCCTTTACCTCGGCGGGCGGTGGCTCGCCCTTCTTCTCTTCCGACTGCACTTCGACCTTCGGCGCGTTCGCGGCGTAGGCTTCGCGAGCCTTCTCGCGGTAGTTGACGACGGGCACGGGGGCAGGCTTCGGGGTCTCGGGCGTGGGCATCAGTCACTCAGGGTGCGACGGGTGGAGGAAGGGCCGGAGCGGGCGTAGGGGACGGTCCAGCCCCTTGCGGGGCCAGAGCTGGGGCTGCGCCAGCCGCGGCGGGAGGTGGAGCGGCAGCGGCAGCGAGCGCCTGGAGCTTCGCCGACGCCTCGGTGATGAGCTGCCGCATCATGTCGAGGCGCTCTTCGTCGGCACCGTGGCGGCGCGCGAACAGATACGCCGCGGTCGCGCGCTCAAGCAGGAGCGGCTTGTTCATGAACTCGTCGACCGGCTCGCGCTTCGGCGTGTCTTCGTCGAGGATGTTCGAGATGCAGGCGTCGACGTCTTCGATGGCCGCGTTCGCGAGCGTGAGCTCGGCCTCGAGGTCGGGGTAGTCGAGCAGCTTCTTCGCCGTCGCCATGTCGATGTAGCCGCCCATGCGCAGCTCTTCGACGGCCTGCCGGCGCGAGGCCGGCGTGCCGGGGAGCGACGACACGGGGAACATCTGGCCGATGTACTCGCCCTTCTTAAGGTTGATGTCGCCCCAGGTGACCTTCTGCGAGTAGCGCTTCTTCGGGAGCGCGACCGTGTAGTCCGGCGCGAACTCGCGAATGAGGTCGAGCGCCAGTTCGGCGCACTCCATGTACATGCGCTCGTCGGCCTGCGCGTCGAGGGCGAAGCGCTCGGTCTCGATGTCGTTGTACTCGCGCATCGCGACTGCGGCATCGAGGCCGCTCGGCTTCTGCGAGGTGGCAGAGAGCTGCGAGAGCCCGACCTCTTCGTAGGCCTCGGCCTTGAGCTCCTTGTAGTGCGCCACCTCGTCGGGGCTCACCGCGGGCGCGTTGTCGGGCGTCGGCGGCACGCCGCCCTTGAAGAACACCACCGAGCCGTAGGCGTTGTTCATCTGGTTGATGTCGATGCTGTTCACCGGCGCGTATACGCGCCCGCGCCCCTTGCGTCGAAGCTGCTCACTCACCGAGCGCAGCGTTCGGTTCATCTCGACCTGAATGGGCGTCAGAATCTCTGCGATGCCTTTGCCCCAGAAGCCGAGAATCTCTGGGCGGTAACGGCGAATGACGAACGGGAAGCAGTCGAGCGGCCACTCTTCCTCGAGCAGCATCCCGCTCGAGACCGCCATCTCGTGACAGGCTTCGTCGCCCAATTCCCACTTCTCCCAGACCTCCACGGGGTCGGCGAGGTCGGTCGAGCTCGTGCTGGAGATCGTCTCGTCGGGCGGCTTCGTGGCAGCCTTGATGATGGGCTCGAGTTTGTCGAAGTCCTTCGAGTCTTTGAACTTTGCGTAGAGCACACTGCGGTCGACGATCTTCCGGCGAAACAACTGCCGGGGCTTGCCGTACTTGCCGTCTGTGTCGTCGACGTAGAGCTCGTCGATGAACTGCCGCTCGATGCAGACCTTCTTCTTGCGCTTGTCGTAGTAGAGGTACAGCGCGCCCGTGCCGAACACGTAGGCGTCGAGCCGGGCCATGATGGCTTCGACGTAGATGCGCGACTCGTGGAACCAGCCCTGCACGAAGCTCGTGAGCCGGCGCGCGCGCTGCTGCTGCTTCCACGTACCGCCGTCCGTGATGAACGTCGGGCGCGGGCGCATCTTGCCGATCTTCGAGGAGAGCGCCTCAATGACGCTGCCGATGACGTTGTAGCCGATGCGCGTGTTCGACAGGGAGTTCGTGCCACCGATGACGCGCGCGAAGTCCCGCGAGCCGAACCCGATGATGTCCACGTTGCTGTACAGGCGCGCGTGGATGAGGTTCTTCCGCCGCCGCGGCGTGGACTGGTCCAGCAGCATGCGGCCGAGGCGCACGAGCTCGCCGCCTTCGTGGGCGGCCCCCTCCTCGCGCTCGGTCTCGGTCTTGAAGTCTTTGTAACTCATCGGGCCGTCTCCTTCGCGACAGGCTCGACGACATACGTGAACGTGTCAATCTGCTCGGCCTCGGTCATGCCGAAAACCTTGCTTCGAGCCGGCGTCTCCTCGGGGGTCTTCTCGAGCGCAGGCGCAGGGTCGCACAACACCAGCGACACGCCGTGCGCAGAGTAGTGCTGCACGCCGATGCGGCGCAGGTGCTCGACGAGCTTCTCGAGGTCCTCAGTAGTCTTCGGCGCCAAATCCATAGATGCCCTCCTCGTCGAGCTTGTCGAACGACGTCTTGTGCCGGTTGAGCATCATCTGCTCCACCTGCGCGTCGATGAACTCCTTCGTACCACGAACGGGCGGCGGCGCCTCCTTCGTGGGCCGGTAGAAGTGGTACGCCTCGCGCCA